CACTAGGTGTCAGACCATACGCTAAGAAGTTAACGTCCGTTAAACCGTATGACCACTTATCTAAATCGATAGAGTAATACAGCAAGAATCTGCGACCGAAGTTATTCTTAAAGTTCCAGATAACTAACTTCTTAACAGGATCAATGGTTGCACTCATGCCTGTTTGAATTTCACTCAAACTGACATTATCAAAGAACCAACGATTAACCTTCTCTACGCCGATATTCTTAACTGACTTGCCATCACAAGCATAAAAGCCATCGTCAGATAGGAAGTAAGTTAAGTTACCAAACTGAGCAACAGAGCCATTAGACATACAGCCTAACGTCCTAGAAATAGCGTCAAATTGGAAGAAAAACGGACTACCTGCATACGACATACGATAAATAGCACGTTCTAAGAAGATTAGACCGTATTCACCACCTGCTAGACCTGTAATCTCACCGCCATCAGGTACTACTTGTGAATCAGACTGAGAAGCAGCACCCGGAGTCCAATCAGTCTCGTCATTAATATCTGACCAGTAGACCTTATTTTCCTCACCACCTACGTTAGCAGCTACAACAAAGTCACGCACTACAGTCACAAATTTAGCAGCAGGAGCAGCAGCAGCCAAGTCAGCAAAATACGTCGATGAACCTAAATCATAAGCCTGTAATTGGTCTGCACCATTGGCTAAGATCATCTTTGAGCCAAATTGGGTAATATCCCATGACTCTACCGTAGCGTAACCAGTAGTCGTTAATGGGTCTAAACCAGTATTACTAGCGTTAAACTTATAAATCTGTGTAGCACCAGCAGCAAATAGACTAGAAGCACCAGCCAACTTACCAGCAAATGCTACCAATAAGTTCTGACCTGCATTAGTAGAATAATCTACCGCCTCACGTAAGGCAGCATATCCGTTAGTAACAGGATAACAATTAAAGGCATCAGTTACAGCACCAGTAACACCCGGCTGATCTGGCAACCACTCACCGAAGATAATCTTTTGCTTTGCCATTACTGTTTAGCCCAATTAGTTGATTCTGGAGTTACTACAGTCCATTGGTAACCAATAACATCACCAATTACACCCACATCAGCACTAGCAGTAATAGCAGCAGTCCTAACAAATATGCCTGTGCCAATAGCAGTAACTAACGCATTACCAGTAATACTTCCATTACCAACAAAAACTGATGTGCCGTTAGCCGTAACAGTTGTGACAGAAGTAATTGCTGCTGTTCCTACTTGAACATTAGCGACACTAATTGATACCTGAGCATTGCCAGTAATGCTTGCTGCACCTGTAAATGTCTGAGTACCTATAGCCGTTACAGTAGCAGTACCGACAATAGAAGCAGTAGGTTCGGTATCCTCGTTCTCGCAATACCCACCAACCCAATAGCCACTAACAACGTATAGATCAGGAACGCATTGAGCAGTTACAGTCGCATTACCTGTAATAGACGCAGTTCCGAAAGTAAAGTCTACTGCCTTTGCTGTTACTGTAGCAGTAGCCGTGATAGATGCTACACCGCCAGTATCTTCATTCTCGCAATAGCCAGCATCCCAATAACCAGCCGTTACGTATAGATCAGGCTGACTTAGGTCACCTTCACCATAGCCCTGAACCCAATAGTCAAAATCGACATAATTAGTTGCCATTTACCTCTACCCACGCTTGAGTTGCCTCATCCCATGAGTAAAACTTTCCATCTGTAGGCATTGCTACTGGTGCTTGCCATTGAGCATTAGCATCAAGAGTCCAGCTTGCATAAGGCTTAGGAGCTACAAACGCATCTATATCTGCATTGTAGGTATAACCAATGCCAGCATAGTTCTTACGAATGGTCGCGTTATAGCTAGTCTGCTTCCATGTACCACCGAATAGACGCTCACAGAACGCAGCACCGATATATTCTTTCTCTACACCGTTAGCGTCTGCTGTGTCTTTGTTATCAATTACGATAACCTGAGTCACGATATTGTTTTCATCAATCTGTGCGTAGTGAGCCATTATTCTTCCCCTGTTGCTTTATCAAATTCCTCAACTTCAGCTTTCATGCGATTTAAATCTTCATCAAGCCAAATCGTAGGAATACTATCTTCAAACTCACGTATCTTGTCCATTACCCACTTTACTTCTTCCCAGCTAGGGCATGGTCTAGGATCATCCCAACGTGTAAATGTAGTATTGGATATTTCCCATTTGGCATTAGGACGCAGCAATGACATTGCTACATCGATACCGTACATTCTGTAGAGTTTAGTTTCCATAAACCTTATTGGTTGATTTTAATAATGACGATGCCTGAACCGCCAGATGATATTGGACCAGAAACAGCACCGCCAGAACTTCCACCACCACCGCCACCTGTGTTTGCTGTTCCATTTGTTCCTGCATTCGGACCATTTACAAAAGCACCATTTCCACCACCACCAGAACCACCTACGCCGCCACCAGTAATTCCGTCATTGTTTTGACCACCACCTGCACCGCCGCCAGCATAAGTAACACTTGATCCGCTTATTGAAGATGCTGAACCAGCACCACCATTTCCTGCCGTTGTAAGTGTTCCGTTTGCGCCGACTGCACTTGCTCCACCTCCACCACCACCGCCATTATTGTTTGGTGCGCCAGAACCAGAGCCACCCGAACCGCCAGCACTACCTTGACCGGATGTTCCTGCGCCACCTGTACCACCAGCACTATTACCACCGCCGCCGCCACCTGAGCCACCAGAAGAACCGTTAGAACCTCCACCACCACCAGCACCACCGCCACCAGTAGAAGTTATAGAGGAGAAAACAGAATTTGAACCAGATGCACCAGTTGTACCTGTACCGCCAGCCGCACCAGCACCTACAGTAACCGTATATTCAGTTCCAGCAGTTACAGATAACGATGTGCCTGTTCTATATCCACCAGCCCCACCGCCACCACCGATATTGCAACCACCGCCACCACCACCAGCCACGACTAAATAATCAACGCTAGTCACACCTGTAGGGCATACCCATGCAGTAGATGATTTAAATGTAAAGACTGTTTGTGATGCTACGGAATAAGAAAGAATGACTATGCCAGAGCCTCCAGCACCACCAAGACCGCCTGACTGTCTGCCACCACCTCCACCACTACCAGTATTTGCAGTTGCAGCAGTTCCGTCAGCAACAGTACCGCCACCATTTCCACCGCCAGCAGCACCAGTTCCACCAGTTCCACCATAACGACTATCACCACCACCACCGCCACCACCAGCGTAGGTTACTGATGAACCGGAAATAGTAGAAGCTGTTCCAGCCCCACCATTACCACCATTATTACTAGTTCCAGTAGCACCAACGGCTGAAGCTCCTCCTCCACCGCCAGCAGCAGAGCCATCACTATCACCACCATTACTACCTTGACTTGGTGAAGTTGAAGGAGTGTTTCCTGCTCCACCAGTTTTAGGAGCTAATGAACCTGAACCCCCTCCAGAACCACCAGATGAAGGAACAGTTAGATAATTTCCTGCGTATCCACCGCCATTAGAAGTAATGGATGAAAAAACTGAGTTAGACCCATTAGTTCCAACAGCACCACTACTAGATGCCCCATTACCTCCAGCACCTACAGTTATGGTGTAATCAGTACCCGCCGTAACACTTAGTCCTGTTCCAGTACGAAAACCGCCAGCACCACCTCCACCCGCAATATCGGCTGAACCACCACCGCCACCTGCAACGACCAAGTAATCAACGGTAGTTACACCAGTAGGACAAGTCCATGTACCAGACGCAAGGAAACGCTGTACAACGGTCACAGGACCACCGCCAGCAGCCAACGCTTGCATAATCTTTGAATAAGCAAACATTATTAAACCCTTATGGTGTGTAACCTTGAGCGATAGAGCCGTACCAGTTAGTACCGTCAGCAACAAAAGTAAGAATGTCCATCTTGCCAGCAGCAGCCGTAATTGTCGGAGCACCAGCAGTACCAAACTTCACACCAGTAAACGTAGCAGTACCATTACCAGTCGTTGCAGCTTGCTTTAACAATAGGATAAATGACTTACCAGCAGTCGCAGTAGGCATAGTGAACGTACAAGCAGTAGAAGCAGTTAACGTAGCTGTCTGGACTGTGCCGTTAGTCAAAGATAATGTATTTGACGTAGTAACTGTACCAATAGACACTACGCCTTCGGTATAGTTATTGACTGTTGGATTAGTCAATGTAGAACTAGTAGCTGTAAGAGCACTAATAGATGCACTAGTAGCAGTTAAAACACTAATAGACGAACTTGTAACTGCTGAACTTGTTACAGTTAAAGCACCAATAGATGCACTTGTTAATGTGATAATTGAAGCACTACCACCTGATTGAATCTTGTCTGAATTAAGGTTAGTAAAGTTAGCATCAACTTCAACATAACTAAGGGCAGAACCTTTGCCAGTTCGCGTAACAATAGTAGACATAATTTACCCCTTACGCCAAAGTTACGGTTAGATTCGTAGCAGTTATCTTAAATATATCACCAGTAGATATAGTCTTACTTGTATCCAATGGTGAGTGATAGAGTAGATTACCTGCTGTTACCGCATCACGAATACCGATGTGAGTAATTGTTCCCCACGTATTTGTACATTGTGGAAACTCAATCGCAGAGCTATTAGACGTAGCACCACCAGACGGAGCACTAAACGTAATAGACTGACGAACATACGAGCCACCTGTGACCTCAGTACCAGTATCGGCATCGGTAGGATCGTTAGTGTACAAAGCTAAGAAAGTCGTTGTAGGTGCTGTGTAACTCGTAGCACGTAACGTACCGTTAATTAGCGCATTTTCAAGATAGTTACTTATTTCAGCCATGATTTACCTCACACTCATTGACATTGGTTGACCGCCAAATTCGCTATTTTGGTCGGAAGTAGAAATTGCTGTAATGCTACGATCATACAAAGCAGCCCATGTTTGAAGTCGTGCATCATTCATCAAATATGGTTCAGCTTCGCCCAATGCCGCATACAGCAGAGCATCAGGATAATTACTTAAAAATACGTTAACAATATTAGTATCAGATAGATACTGTGGTTTCCCATAATATAACATTTGTATGCTGTAAACGCTATCAGGTATAGGAGCAAACTGAATCTCTGAAGCCAGAATTGTGTAGTTCAATGGCTTACCTGAATCAGTAGTCCTAGCTATTGCATAAAATGAGTTAGGTGAAAGGTAGGTAACTGAAGAAGCTGGAGTAGTACGTAGATGTACGTCACGCATCTCTAGGAAGTCCGTAGGTAAACCTATAGTCTCCTCTCCTCCTGTGGTATCAGCACGAGCCACAATGAGCATTTGGCGAGTTCTGATGTCTCTACGGAGCCGTTCTTCAGCCAGTTGGATAAAGTCCGGTATCTGTGCAGTCAGATCACTACGACCTAAGTAACTCGCTATCGTAGATTTTAACGAACTGTAATCCGTCATAACTATTTCCCTGAGTTGTGTCTCTCCACAGCACCGTCCTCTACATCATCCCATCGATACTCATACGTACCAATGTGACCAATATGCATAGACAGACTGTGATCTACATACGTCTGGAATCCACTATCTAAAGCCTTGATGCAGAAATGCACATCTTCGCCGATAATGCCTTTGCTGCCCCAACCTACGTCATACCACGGCTTTTTAGTAGCCTCGAATACATCTTTATGAATCATTACTACGCCACCACCTACAGCCGTACAAGACTCAATACCTTCTTTACCTTTAGAGTCTATTTTATGCCAAGCGTGGCTAATAATCTTGCCATTTTCGTCTTTATCTAGCTCTAAATTCAATGCTGTAGGTAACGTAGGCTTGCGTCTAGTTACTGCATTAACTCCACATATCGGTACATTCCTGCTCAACAATATCTCTATCGTATCGCTAGGAAACCGCATATCTGAATCAATGAACAGAATATAGTCACAGCCATCAGCTAACGCAGCCTCAACCAGCTTTTCACGCTGGTCGAATATCAACGTACCAGCCATTGTGTATAACTTTAAGCCGTTCTCACTTGTTCCACACCGAAACTTACTGTCTCGTCCTACCATCTTCGCAAAATCAAACGCAAAGCCAGTATGAACCTCGTCTCTAGCTGGAACGCATACACCTACTGTTATACCCATTAGATAGTACCCCTATAGACTTTCCATTGTGCATTATCGGAATCATTGAGCCATCGAGCAAAAGCCACATCGTCAAGAATAGTAAAGCCTCTCATAACTCCCCTTTTATTCAAATCATCAATGACCGTAAAAGGTATTCGAGCTACGTGGTGCAATTCTTTAACGTGTCCTAGCCTTGCCTTATCTTCCTCTCTGATTAGGTTGTTACTCTCTAATATCTCAGTAACATCCTGTTTAGTCTCAATGACAATACCACCGTCACCGTCCGCATGAACAACCTGTTGTCTATAGTCCATAAATCCTCGTAAATGCCCCCAATCCGAAGATCAGGGGCTATTCAATTACAGAGACATATCTAAGTCAGCAACGATACCATGTGCAGCCTCGTTTTTGACCTCCAAGGTTACCTCTACTAGCAGTTGTGTCTTATCACTATCACCTGCCTTTGCAAGCTCGTTAGTCATGAATGGACGCAGATAAGCCAATGCAGCGTACTCAGGATCAAGCACCAAAGCATCGCGTGTACGCATGAAACGATTAGGAACAACGCTCATTGAACCAAAGTCGCTCAAATAAACGTCTGCCGCACCAACGATAGTTGCCTGACCAACAGAGCCACCACCACCAGCATTGACGTTATAACGGTAAGCCGACAGACCTGTGAAGCTAGATACTTTCTGTTTACCAGTAGCACCAACCATCAGAATCTTAGGAACGCCGCCAGAAGCAAATACCTCAGCAACTACAGTTTTCAGCAGAGCCTCAGTAAATGTACGTGTGTTACCGTCTGTACGTGTCGATACGCCGATAGTAGTAGGATCACCACCGTTAGTCTGGACTGATGAGTTAGTCTTGATCCACGACAATAACGAACCCATCTTACGAGCAGACGAGTTAGACGAACCAGCCGAACGACCTTGATTGCTCAAGAGGATAGTCTCGAGGTCACGCTTTAGCTCTTGTGAAGCCTTAGCCAATTGATAACTTTTTTCAGATTTTCTGCCTGCTTTGTTAACTGTGTCCAGAGTGCCAGAGACCTTGATAGTCTTTTGCAGAATCTGTGTGTAGTTACCCAAACGAGTTGTTGGAGACAAAGTAGCATCAGAAGCATCAGCACCTTCAACAGCAGCGTTATTTGTAGTAGCGGCTGCAAGTGAGTCCGTCTGCCATTCATGATAAACAGCAGTTGCCTTGCTCTTACCAATACTGGAAATGAAGGGCACTTCCGTAGGGCTGATATCATAGATGATATCGGTCAAATCTTCACGCTGACCGATTGCGTCATAAGCATTATAAATAGCCATGATTTAATCCTTTAAATAAATCGTTCAAATACACTTGCCGCATCACGAATACTTCCGCTAGATTTGACTCGTGCCTTTAGTTTCTTAATTTCCTCAGCATTACTATCTCTAGGTTTGCTTACGCCTGACTTAATCGCTTTAGGAGCCTCTGTAACCTTCTTGGTGATAGCTGGCTTACTAGCGACTAACTTGTCGTACTGCATCGCTTTATACAGAGTTAGTACAGCCCGACTATCATAGACAGCCGCTAATTCGTTATCAGAGAACCCAATCTGCTTACCAAAAGCGCGAATATCATTTCTGATAGCCTCACCCTTAGCAGGATCAGTAAACTCAGGGATATAGCTAGATAGCTTCTGCATTTCCTCAGCCACTACGGACTGCATCTGCACTTGTCTATCCTGCTCCTGTTGCTGATTGATTCGATGTCTCTCAGCTTGTACAGCAGCTAGTTGCTTATCTCTCTGAATCATCTCAGCTACCTTTACAGAGTATCCAATAGGATCAGTCTCTTTCAGGTATTCGAGATTTTCCTCTTGCTGTTGAGGAACAAGCATTTGCTCAATCATCTCAAGTCTCTGCGCGTACGTATCACGCATCTGCTTAGCTTCTTGAACAGCTTGACGCTCTGCCTCTACGGCTTTGCGCTCCTCAGCTACTGCTTGCGATTTCTTGGTGTAATCCGTGCCAAGTTGATAAGACTTGATAAGCTCATTAAGCGTTACCTCACGTTCTTCTCCGGCTGCTTTAACCAGATACGTGGGCTGCTCTTGCTCCTCACCGTCATCATCTTGTTCTACCTCAGACTCATCGTCTGATTCGGCATCGCTTTCG